GACCAATAACTGGCGCTGCTGCGGCATCTTCTTGTGCCTTAGAAATACCCTCTAATGACCATCCCCAATTTGAAATAACTTTTGTCGTAAGTTTTTGAGGATCAACAAATGGGAGATTGATAAGAAGCTGATAAAGATCCATTTCCTGTTTCTTCTTAACCTCATCCTGACCGGCAATAGAAGGAAGGACAGTAGCACGGTAATCGTAATAACCCTTAAAGTCATCCTTTTCAATAAGAGGAAATTCCGGTTGCCCGCTTTGGCCAATAATGCGAATCGTCATTTTTTCAGTAAATAACTGACGAGTCATATCCATCCAGTAACGAAGAACATCGGCATAAGCATCTCCTAAATGATTTACAAACATACGAACACGCTCAAGTGTAGATTCACGAAGATGACGTACCTCGGTGGCGCTATTTGAGCCACCACCAACACCCATTGAAAAATCATCCACTCCAGAGGCATATTGCATATCGTTTTTGAGAAGTTCTTCTTCTTTATATGCTGATGGTTTTATATCACTAAACTGAATTTCTCTAACACCATTAGGATCAATAGAATAAATAATACCAAAAGGACGAGTTACTAACTCATCTTTATTAATATTAGCGAGTGGATTTACAACCCACATTTTATGAATAGAAAGAGTCGCAGCATCAAGCCTTTGATTTTTAACCAAATTTAACATTATTTGAGGACTCTCCAATATTAGCGGAAGGCCATAACCCTCAAATTCACCTGGAATTTTAAGGTAAGAAGCCTCAATAAATGGAGCCTCTTTAAAATCCATAGGAATAGGCATTGCTCCATTCTTAAAAATCGGAACATAACTACCACCGACAATCACCGAATAAGAGTCGTCAAATGGCCTCCACCACTCATAAACTTCATACATCTTCAATGTATTGTCTTGAGTGCTGTAATATTTATCAGTTCCGTAAATCGTTCCCGATGCGGAAATCATTTCTGCCGCCGATGCCTTTGTTGTATAGATGTTGGTCGTACGAACCTGCTGGCGGATAGCCGCATAATCAACAAGATCTCCTCCTGGTGAATTTATTGCTAGTTGAAGGCGTTCTTTATCCGCCATTGGATAACGCCTGCGTATCTCTGGTTCAGTTAAAACCAGGCGCTTAAACCAAAATTGCTTGCTTTTACGGGCGGTATTATGCCAATCGTACCAAAGATTGTAGTTATCCACCCATTCGCACATCGGACCGTCAAAAAAAGTCTTTTCTTCTTCTTTCCACTCATATTTTTTACTTGCGACATCTTTTGTTCTAAGAAATTTAAGGTTTCGAATATCTTTTTTCCAGCTAACCTGAAGATATCCATTTCCATAGATAAGTGTTGAGCGTATAAAGTCTTCTGTTGTGGCATCCATTCCGGCTACTTCCCAGAAATAATCTCCTAATTTTTGCTGTTTTTCAGCCTTAATTTGATCGTCCGCATTGCGTCCAAGTACGGTAAACTCCGGTCTGGCGTCAATAATACGGGGAACCATCGTCTCAACTACTGATTGAATATAAGGAATCTGGACGTTCGACTGCCATTTTTTTATTTCACGCTGTCTGTCTCCGCCATAAGCAATATAAAGTTTATAAGACCTATCTAAACGTGGTTTTATAATAGTCAAAAAATAATTTCTGGCGTCATCTCTCTGGAGCCGAAACAAACGGGCAAGTTCAATTTCCTTAGGTCCATAATTGCTGGCCGAGTAAATATAACCTGGTCTTTGCATTTAAAAATCATATCAAAGTACTAATTTAATACCGTTTCTTAATTTTTTATCTCAAAATTAATCTTTTTTCCATAAGTTTCTGTATTTCTATGACACTTTGCACACAAAGTACGTCCATTATCGACTTCGAAACGTAATTCTGGGTAAAAAGTAAAAGATTTTATATGATCCACGTGTAATTCTCCTCCTATTTTTGGACAAAGTTGACATTTATATCCATCTCTTTCTAAAATCTTCACTCTCCATCGCCTATATTTACCCGAAGTCCTTATTTTATGGTTAACCGAAGTAATCCCCCCTCTCCATTGTGGATGATTTTCTCCTCGAATCTTAAAATTAGGAATTCCAGTATGTAATTCACTTAGTTTTCTGCGTGTTTCTAAAGAATGTCTCCTCCCCATAGATGCTATACGCATCTTATCACGAGTAATATTAGTAAATGGCAATCTTTTCTTACCTCGAAGAGCATCGCCAATTGCTATTTTAGTATTTTTAGAATGTTTTTTACCAAGAAATGGCTGTTTCCCGATATGACACAACCCAATTCTTCTTCTTGTTTCTTTAGATGGGTTTCTATTCATTTCCCCTATCTTCTCTTTTGTTTCATTAGAATGTTTTCTACCCCACATAGCATTTCCAACACCCCTCCTGCTCTCACTCATTCTTTTTTTGGTTTCCTCTGAATGCTTGAATCCAATTTTTGGCATACCTTATCTTGTACTATCATTTTCTCTTTGTCAAGTCCCTTACTTAATACGAAGTTGACTGCGGAAGTATATTTTCATAGTCTAACTGCTCTAATTTTCCATCGTACATAACCTTGAAAGCCTGTAGGCATATAGCAGAAGCCATAATTCCATCATCATGAAATGAAGATTGGGTAACCATATTACCATCGTTATCATAAACAAACGTTAACATCTCATCTAGCGTTATTTCGCTATGAATTTTAAAGCTCGCATCAGATAATGACTCTCGCAAGTCATCAATCATTAATGGTTTTGATATACGAGTTGTTTTCCATCCAAGCCGGTCGCTATAACTTGTCCCCATGGTATCCATTTTTATAACTGGACGGAAATACATTCGTGGATACATTAGATTTTTTAAAGCGGTTACCGTAGTAAGCCCATGGTTATTGATTTCCACGCACATAAGCGCATCATTATATATTCTCCCGTATTTATTAAGAAGCGCCCCAAATCTATCAGGATGCAAATATCCCCTCCAAAAGGCCACTTCGTCGCCAGTCCTACGATCAAAAATAGTAAAAACCGAATAGTCGCCACCAGTTACACCCTCGGCAACGTCAGCGCCTATAATATATTGCCTATCAAGTTGCGGAGGATAATAAGTAACCACCTCGTCTTCGTTCTTGGTAACCGTAGTTTCTATTCCATCTTCATTTTTTATTACATCTCCTACTCTATAAATTCCTTTTCTAAGTCTCTTGATTAAATCAGACGCAAACACCGGCCGGCCAGAAGACAAAAATTCAAGTTCATACTCCTGCGCAAACCGCATGGGATTATTAATACGACGCCTAATAATTTCAATTTCTTCTTCTGTATATCCCCACCACCAACCATATTTCTGTTTTGCATAACTGTTGTCCGACATCCACATTCGATGATAAGTATTACCCATACCATTCGGGGTAGATTCAATTATAATTTTCCCGTCAGCTGGAACAGCATTTTCGATTGCAAGCATTTTTTCCTCACTTTTTTCCCAAAAAGCCAACTCGGTCGCTAAAACGTTATGAAGCGTATATCCACGGCCCACATTCTCTGAAGAAGGAAGCACTAATATTTTAGAATCGATTGCAGGAAAGGAAATTTCATACTTAGAATTATATTGAATTTGCGGTCTAATGGATTCTGGTGTAGTTCTATAAAATGTTTTCACTTTATCAAGTAATTCAGCAGTCAAGTCGGAGTTATAACCGATTAAAGCAGTATTGGTACCCGGAGTCGTTATGGTTCTATGGTAAAGATAACCTACAGCTGCTGTCGAATTATGAGAAACAAAACCATTAGCAATATAAGTTTTAGCCGAGGTCTGCAAATCAATCATTCTCATCTTTCCCAAATGTTCAATAGCTATAATTTTAGTTTTACAAAAACACGACATCGCCTTACCTTCCCAAAACTTTCTTCCTAAAAATCTAACAGGTCTCGTCTTCCCAATAGTCTTAAAAATATCACTCATCCTACTAATCACTAGTTTATTTACTTCTTTAGATCCAAATTTACTACTAATACCAGGAGAACGCCTATCTAATTCTAGGCGATAACCTATTTCATTTTGATCTGCATATCTTTTTATAAAATCCCAAACTTTTCCATCTACCTGACTAATTGCCAATGAGGCACCAGTCCTACTAGGCTTACTCAAACTCCCTTCTCCGTCTATTATTCCCCCAAACTTCCCATCATAAAATTTTCCATCAGTCCATGGTTTTGTGATACATCTAATATCATTACCTATTTTTAAATCCTTAGTCTGTTTCCAAACCTGAGAACAAAGATGTGTATCCTTTGATAAAAATCTATGACCTGGAGTAGCAATTAATATCTCTCCATTATCCATTGTTAATTTTATAGCATCTTCATATACATCAAATTTATTTTCTACTATAGCAGTCTTCATTTTTCTAGAACTTCCTTTTCCTCCTGCTATATTTTCATCAACTGCTACAATTTCTTGTCCAATTTTTATTTCATCAAGAGTTACCCACTCTAGATTAGAAGTCAAAACCTTAGTATCTGGATGTTGACAAAACCCAATTTGCCTCGCTTTAAGTATGATCACCCTGGAATGAGTACTGATGGCATTAAAAAGATCTTTCTGCGCCTCATTTAAAACAAAGGGCATAAGACCAGGAGTTTTTCCCTTTATTTTTGTGAAGCTCTCTAAATAAAATTTAGGATCTAAAAGTTTTTCTATTGGTAAATCATTTTTATTCATTTCTCTGATTTTGTATCATAAATACTAGAAGTCATTTCTTCTTCCTCTATTTCCGCTATTCTAGCTGACTCTGGAATCTTTGGTAGATTCACATCATATTTGATTGGAGCAGTAATTTCAGGAGTAATTTCTCCCTTGTTACTTTCCTTACTCTCTTCAATTTTTTTAAGCAAAACCTCTTCCCATGTTCCAGAAGAAACCCCGCTAGCTTCATCGTATTTATCCATGCCAACAGACTTTAATAATGTCTGAAACGCCTTAAGCCGGTTGTCATCTTTTTCACTGTTATCTGCGATACCCTTAATCCCGTTAACGATATAATCAAAAGAAATTCCACTACGAGATAAAGCCTCGTGATATTCCTTGCGCATGGCCAACTTATCAAGCGTACGATATACTTCTGCAACACTCCTAACACCGATCAATTCCTTTAATTTTTTAGGATCTTGAGTCACCTGAAGTGCCTTCAATAAAAACATTTGTTGCGTAGTATTCTGATGACCACGTTTAAAATAGTTTGCAGTATATACTATCGGACGTAACTTTATTTTTTTTTCTTCCATGTTTTATTTTTCTTTTTTTATATAAGGAATATAACTGGACCTGACAATGGAATATATTTGCTTGCCTGAATCATCTCGATAAGACAATGCATGATTCGCCGCAAAATTAGAAAATTCCGCTGAATTCATCAGCTTCTTTTCCGCCTCATCAAGCAGCTCTAGCCGATCATGATATTGGTATACAAACGTAAGATGATCTAAATTAACATGCTTATACGGATACTTAAAATATTCCGGCTCTTCAAACGGATCATGATCCGAAAAATTAGGAAAAAAATCTTTAAAGTAAGTTGGAGTTGTGCGAAAAATAAAATTAATGGTTAGAGGTTTTTGGCTAATACCAACTATTGATCTCATAAAATATGAATAAGCCCAATCAGAACCATAACCATTGCTATTGCGGTTTCTACGAGTACCATGAAAAATAAACTTCTGCTCAAGCCAAACCTGCTTAACTATAATATCAAAAAAAGCAAGATGAGCCTCTTTAAAAAATGATCTAAATTTAGAAGCCAAATCTTCCACTGAACCGAAAGAAGAACTTATATTTGAAATAATCTTATCACTTGGCTTTCGTGAAATGTCTTCATATATCTTGGGGAACTGTTTCATTTGGGTTTATATTATTATTCATATTATTTTGTGGCGATATGCCAAGATCTATTGTCGCATTTGGATCTTGAGGCGTGCCGAATGCCCCTCCTTCCACTCCTCCAAGAAGCGCATCCATGGCTTTTTCAAACATAGCCGCAAGTTCCGGACTTTCTTCTTGCAATTTCATAATAAAAGCAGCCACAGATTCCCTACTTGAAAGGTCAACGCCGGCAAGCTGTAATTTTTCAAAAACTTGTTTCAATAAATCACGACGCAAAAGTTCTGTTTTATTTCCAGAAGCGAACCTCATTGCTCCTAAAGAACCAAGTTGGGCACGAATCTGACTTATCATATCCAATAAAGCCTGTTTTTGTTCTTCGGAAACTGGTTGTCCACCCTCAACTGGCATTCCCTGCATGGGAGGAACTAAACCCTGAGATGGATCCTGAGGCACCTGCATTCCTGGCTGAATTTGATTTGGATTCATATTTTTATTAATTTAATTTTATTTTAGCACAGTACTCTATTTTTTACCTTGAGTAAATGAAGTATTCATTGGTGCCTGGACAGGAACACCACTCGCCTGAAATACCGCCCTCATAGTACGAGATGCAGCAGATTCTTTACTAGATATACCAATTGGATTTTTCCCTGCCTTTGCACGAGAAAGTTGCCTCCATCGATAACTTGGAATGTAATCAGCAGCAGCTTCTGGGGTTAAAAGACCGGCGTATGACATAATATTTGGAACATATGCTTCTCCAAGAGAACGAGCGCCATAACCAAATTTTTCTAATGCAGTTGCATCAACTGGATATAACGGCTGACCAAACTGCCCCTGGGGCCTAATTGCTTCACCAAGAATCAGGGGTTGAATAAGATAATCAAATAATGTACTACCAACCGGGTCTTTTATAATTGGCGATGATTGAATATATTGCATTAATTGCTCGGGCATAGTATCACCATACTGGGTCTGGGTTGGGTTAAACATGTTCAAGGAATAATAAGGAATCATACTGGATAAATTGAGGTAAATAGGATTTTGGTCAAGAAACGGAGTACGGAACATTCCTGGCTTGTTAAGATATGAATAAAATTCTGTATTGAGTGCTTTCTTTTCAAGTGGTGTTTTAGTCCCGCCGAAATCATTCATGGCAAAAGTAACCTTATTAAAGGCAGAAGGATTATATGCCAATGTCTGACCGGTTTTCAAAGTCATACCATACATAAAAGAAACAAATGGAGAACCAAGGAGGGGAAAATTCCTCAAAACACGAACCGCAGCGGGCATCGCATTATAATTAAGATA